GTCTAACGTTACGGTAGTACCGCCTTGTCCTTCAAATTCTAATGTATCGGTTGCATTACTTGCTCCAAATATTACAGTTCCTTGTGCATTGGCAATTCCAGTGAAAGCTGTTCCAACTGGACCCGATGCCGCTTGGCCGCTTGATAATTTAACCCAGCCATTGTCATCAGTATAACCATAGAAACCCTCTCCAGCTGGAGCTGTATCGTTTGCATAGATAACATCTCCGACTATACCTGCAATTGCAAGTTTTCCAGTGTTATCTTGAAGTCTAAGTAATGGAGTTTGAAAAAGATTGGCAAGGGCAGATTGGGTTGTAAGAACACCATCTGCATCAACTTGCATTTTAATTGAACCGTTTTGTACAACTTTAAATGATGTATTAACAGTAACTGTTGTTGCCGCAATTTGATTAACCGAAATATTATTATTGGTTTCGTCAAATGAAATTGCAGTTAAGAACGCCTGGATGGCCGCCTGTAAGTTATCAAAATTCTGGTTAGACGTCGATATACTCGAGCTTAAACTTGAATCAGATAAATCCGTAATGTTTGTTAAATTAGAATAGACTCCCATCTATGCCCAGTTTGTTTTTGTTATTTATTAACCAGAACTGGCTTTGCTTAAAGAGCGATCTCAGTCTTAGAATCTTTGGTTGCGTGATACGCAAGTGGTGAACCAACAACTAGACACTCGGTTAGATTTGCAGAAACTTGCATATCTGGTCGACCTTTAATTGTTGATTGCTGGATTGTATTTATGCCAGATTGGTTAAAATTACAGTTAGAAAGATTTGAGTATCTAATGTCATTTTTATCAAAAATTGTACACTCTAATAACCTAGAACTTCTAACTTTACAGTTAAGTAGAGTACATTCAGAAATTTCAGCCTGGATAAATGAATCAATAAAAACAATACCCGATAGGTTAAAGCCGTTTTTGATACGACCCTCTAAAACTTCAAGTTGAGCTGTTTCTGAATTATAGTTAACCTTTCCTCTAACTAAACCGCCATATGTTACTAAATCAAATAGTTTTTCTCTAACTAGATTAAATTTAGCTGATAGGATTTCTGGTCTAGGGTCTAGGTCCATTGACAATGTTATCAGTGGATATTTAGTCTCAAAGGTTGAATAAGTTTTTAACCCAGTTAAGTGTTCTTTTTGTTCAGTTAGAATCTGTTTAATTTTCTCACGATCTTTATCTGAATAAACTGAATTTGATTTTAGGGTTGAAAATAGGGATTCAATAACTAAATTTAAAAGTTCAACTGCTTGAGTTGACTTCTTTTCATAATCCTTACCGCCGATATACTTAACAGTTACAAAACCTTCACTAATTCTATCAAAATTGATACCAAACTGTTTTGATCTTGGAAAGCTAAATTCCATTTGTGAAGAATAACTTCCAGACGGAACAGTTGCCTCAGCAATAAACTTATTTTTTGGGTATATTAAATTTATAGAGTGCTTAAATATTTTACTAGATCTAATTTCTTGAGGCCATAGTTCAAATGCTTTAGCTTCATTAAAATTAAGTAAAAATTTAAACTTATTTAGTTGAGGAATTCTTGCACCCTCATTCATTTTTGAAAAGCCTAAATCAATTTTAACTTTACATAATTCATTGGTATAGCCATTTTCTTCAATAAATTTAAATGATTTAAGTAGAGCATTAACCCCTTCGTAATAGTATACCGGGCCAATCGTCATGCGCTTCATTTTAAAACCATTATTGTAGAGATTGGTTAATCTTGCTCCATTTTCTTTTACTGGTTGCCAAGCCTCTCTTGTTGCACCAACTTCTACTTCTCTATGTAGAGCAGACTGGGCCTTTTCTGCAAGTTGTTGAATTGATTTGTTTGAAAAGAAATCAACTGTAAGCACAAACTGTGCAGATTCAACCTGTTCTCTATTTTTAATGTCTAAAATCATAAAATATTTATTATCTGTTTATACCAATATATGGAATATTTAATCTTGGACGGCAGTTATCAATTATTCTTAGGATTGACTCATCCTTAATGAATAATTGGCTGATTACAAAATCATGGTCTTCCTCTTGAACCATTGTATTAAAAATTCTAATATTTGCAATATCAATTGGTGAAGAAACTAATCTAAAGTTTTCGCTAATTGAAAAATTAAATGAGCTTGCTCCAGTTAAGGTTTTTGCTGAATTGTGTATTTGAGTAATTGCATTAAAGTTATTTACATTAGCTGGATCCTGTGTAAATCCATAAATAGTTAATGCAGCTTGATTAAACTGACTTGATATTGGAACAAAAATTGCATACCATTTATCAATTTCCAATCTAACTTGGTTAAATTGAGTTAGGGTTGAATTTATTTCCAGTCGGATTGTTACATTTTTATCAGTTGAATTATTAATTGTACTAATACTTCCATCTAGTTTTAAACCCTTTGACGTACCGTTATCATAGGCATCAATAAAACTAATTGAATCAGTTAAGGCATTAATTTTAAATAGTGCAAAAAATGTCATATTGGATTCAGTGTCTCCAAGTTTTCCAACTTCATTGTAGACAACTCCATAATCTCTAGTTAAGATATGAACGTGACCATTTGTATCTTCTTCAAATGCCAATTGGCTTGGAGTAAAGAAATTTGAATCAGCGTATCTATCAATTTTAATATAACGACCCAATAGTGGATCATTTGAATTATAAGGTCCTCTAATTTTAATTGGAGCACCATTACTTAAATCATAAGTAGTTAATTTATAACCAGCCCATAGTGCAAATAGTTCAGATTCTTCGTATGCGATTAGGGTATATTTAGTTGCAGGATCTTCATATTTAACTGATGTCTTTGTAAAGTTTGTAGTGGCAGGTGTAACCCTAATTGGTACACTTGGCACGCTTTTACTTTCATAATAATACTGAATTAGCGGAGAGTAATTATAGGTTAAAGCCAATTGCTTGATTTTAAGATCTGGATGTAGAGCCTTACGCGTTTCATCAAATCTGGTAGAAATTGTTTTAAATTGCTGAGGCATTGTTGCATCTTTAACTTCATCAATCATTTGATCTGCAAATAATTCATCGGTACTTGTAATAATATTATCTAAGAATGTACGATCCTCAGCTTTCATCATCATATCAATATTAGGCTGGAATTTAACTAATTGAATTTTCCAATAAACTGGTTCCTGCATAATTCCACGATACAGATAGGTACCCTGAATTTCATACATACGATTAGTTAGTGGAAAATAGAGGAAATCTTTTTTGCGAGGATGCGACGTTGCACCAAAGATAGTTTGGAAATATTCGTGATCGATATGGATCTCGAATGGCATTTCAAAATCAACACCAAATTCTGCGTATGTAGGCTTATTATCTGGAAATTTATTTCCGGGTACAAGGACCTTAGCGCACTTTCGGCTAACAGTTTTGAATAGAGTCCACTCTTTGAAAACATAGTCTGCAGAGTCTCTATCTGGTTCTGTTTTAAAATAAACAACTTCATGTCCAAATAATTTGTTAGTATTGAAACTTAACTGTTTAAAAATATTTACAGCCTGGTCTGCCGCATAAGGATTAAACGACATGGTACCAGTTGAAATAAGCGCTGGACAAACCTCATCACTACAAGTAATACTTGGTGTAAATAGACTTGGTACAGAATCTGCTGCAACAATTTTAAACTTTATTTCATTTACAACAATTGGATTTGTGAGTTGGTCCCTAGTAGTATTATTGTATTCATACTTTAATTCAACAAATAAATCCGAATTGTTAAAAGCGAGTGCTGTAATATCCGCAATATCATACCAAAGTGACCAGTTTCCACGGTCTACCGAATATCTAAACTTTTTGCTTAAATAGTTTTGGTTATTGCCGTTTAGGTCAACATCATCAGTAAAACTAGTAATTGAATAGGCGCCTGGTAAAGGATCCTTTGTTGAAAATAATCGATAGTTACTGCTGAATGTCAGACTTGACTTGGAAGTCTCTGGAATAAGCTTTAGGGTAATTGTCTGCATTACAGATGGCGCTTTCTTTTTATTTATCCAAGTTTGGCCCGGCCGCTAACTTAAATAAATATCAATAAAGATCCGGCACCATGAAGTCTAACTTGAATGTGCCAGTCCTGGATCCACTATGGCTGGCAAACTCTAAATATGTGGATCTCGAATACTATAATTATGTTTTGCTCGACGCTAAACAAAAGTATCTCGCAGATCTTAAGTCGGGATCTTTTTCTAGATTCCATGAAATCCTATTTCACTATCTAAATTTAAACACAGTAATTGTTGATAAAGGTGTGTACGATTCTTCCTATAACTTTAAAAAGGACGATCGACATGTTATGGAAATTATTGCATCATTAACCAGAAGCAGAGAAGAATTTGGTGGAGAAATCCTAAGAATGGGGTCTACAATTCTTGCAGAAACCCTTACCGAATATTTAGATATTATGCTGGACAAAATGGCATATACTAGACTCTATTTTAACTCAGCTAAACTCCATAAACTGGATTCAATTTATGTTGCCACTACACAAAATAGGGCTAAATTAAATCATATTTGGAAAATTGCTAAAGATAAAGAGGTACCATTTATGATTAGTCACGAACATCAACTAGAAATTAATGAGTTTTCTTGTGAAGATGGCGAATTTGATGAACTCCTAAGTCAAGTTAAGCCCGAAATTAAGGACTTTTCAGCTAAGAAAAATGTAATGGTAATATCTTCGGTTAAGAAAATAAAGGACGATAGATTGTTTGAGCTAGCACTAGCCACGATCGTTGCCAATAAGCTTCTGAATCACTCCAGTGGCTTTAATTCTAATATCTTATTGGATATTAAGTCTACATTAGAAAGAGGCCAGGTGATCCCCTATAAGCTTAGGTCCCTAACCTAATTATTCAAAGTTGAAGTAGGTTCCACCGCTAGAAGATGGGCCGCTATAGAAACCAGAACCTCCACCTGAATAGTACGAGCTGCCGCCAGTATAAGTAAAGGTTGAACTTGTAATTGGCGCAGTATAACTAAATACTAAGTCAATTTCAGTAATTGTTTGATTGCTAGTCGCAGGTGAAGTTGGTGCAACATTAGAATCAGCTAGGGTTTGGGTAAATGGTAGAGTTGTGTCAGCAAACCCCATAGATGGAGATTTTAATTGCCAATATGAAAATGAATATCCAGATGGAAGTGATGAAGAAACTGATACGTTAACGTTTTGACTACTACTAAATGACCTAATAATTTGATTAGAGTTTCCAGATTGAGGAATACCCGCATTACCGTTTGCTGTAATTGTAATATATGAAGACAGCGTACTAGATGGAATTGTTACACCAGTAGTTCTAATTAAATTTACTTTAAAAATACCACCATAGAAAGTTGCTGCAACTGCTGATGCACCAACTGCTGGCGCATAATTTGCAGAAATAATTCTCCAAGTATAAGTTTGAGGAGTAGCTAAAGCCCTAGATGTACGTTGACACTGAACCGTTACTGAATTAATTGGTAAGTTTGCAACCGTTGTAATTGATGCACTAGTTAAAGGAAGAGCTGATAAGTTTATTACAGTGGTATCATTTCCACCTGATGTAAATTTAACTGGAATGGTTGAACTTTTTTGATTAACTAGGACATACGTTCTATGTAAAACGTCCGCAGTTGGAGCAGGCAAAATCATTTCGGTTATTGCGCTTGTCGATCCAGCATAGACTGTATAGTGTCCATTATTTAACTGAAGAGCACCGGTTTTTTCACTTCCAAAATATGCAACGCTTGGTAAGCTTAGCGAACCATTTATCATAAAGTGCGAAGTTGGATTAGAAAGAACTGCATCCATTGTTGCATCTTCATAATAATTAAATTTTCCAGCCGCTACTCTTCCATCTCTGGTTACGGTGAATTTAATTGCTTTAAGTATATTTGATAAACTTACTGTTTTCATTGCTTATGTGTATTTTATACTGATTCGTTTGTATTAGATCCAGAGTTAGTATCAGTTAGGGCTGGATCATTTGAGTAAGCAACAAAGTGCATACTACCATCTCGAGTTGTAATAAAGGCTGAACCCGTTCCAGTTGTTCCAGTTGGATTATCATCTCTGTATGTAAAGTTCATATTACCATTATCATCAAAATAGGAGTTAAATCCAATATAGCTGGCAAGTTGTGAGGCAATTGCAACATTTGCTGGAATAAGTTCTCCTGCATTGGTCAATAGAGTTTTGCGTGGCTTAAATAATTCAGTAAGACCTGAACCGGATGTTGGCAAGCTGTTTTTAGTCATCGATCCGATATTAACTTGGTCAGCTAAATATCTAGTATCAGAAACACCATCGGTTGTGCTTTTGGTTCCATATACAGTAACTGATGAATTTGGTGATCCACCGAAACCTACTGCAGTTGTTTTATCATTTAGACCAAATCTTTTTGCAACAACCTTTTTTGTGTCATTGAGGGTTGATCCAAATACTCCAATTGAAATATCGCCAGTTGCACAAATATCAAAGGCTGCCTTTGTAATAATATATGATATATTTGAAGAATTTATACCAAATGCCAATCTAGTTTTTGAAGAAGCAGTAGCTCTTTCAACTAATAATCCATTTAAATCAAAGATTGCATCATTATCGGCAAAGCTCTTAATTGCTGAAGAACCTCCAGTATAGAGAGTAACTCCATTGTGTGCAGAACCATCCATTTGGGAAGCTCTAAACTTAAATGCTGAGGTTGCACCATTTACTGAATTTGAATAAGATGAATCACCACCCGCATTAAAGTCAGATAAGAAGTATGCAACAGATGGGCTTGCCGTTGTATTATTAATTAGAGCATGTTTAATTCTAAGGTTATTCTCAGCAGCACTCATTTGGTGTTGGCCATTCGGTAACTTATACAAAGAACCTAATTGAATATGGTATCTACTTGCAGATTCGTCTGAAGTTGTTACGAAATTAGAATAAATTGTGGTAATTGCTTTGCTAACATCTCCAATCAGAGCATCTACACTGCTATTTGCAACAAAATTGTTTTTATAAACATCTAAATCAAAGTTATTTAAAAATAAAGTTGAATTGTTGTAAGTAGAAGAGGAACCTCCATAATTAATTCCATCTGGATTAGTATCGGCTAAGTCTGCACCAGCATTTTTAAGAAATCTAACTATTCCATAATTCTTTTTCTTGGTACTTGCTGTAAAATTAGAGTCATTATCACTAATTGTAAATAATTGCTTATTTAAGAAGAATTCAGTCGATACTGCTAATAGGTCCTGTACGTTAAATATTTGAGACCATGCATTAGTGGTTCTTGTATAAAATTTACCACCAGTTGTAATAAAGATATCGTCAACTACTGCAGTGGTATTTGCAGTTTGGTCTTGTCCACTAAATATTCTAGAACCCTTTACTCCTCTTGGTCCAATTGGACCAGCTGGGCCGACTCCGCCAGTTGCACCAGCAGGACCAGTTGGTCCAGCCGCGCCAATTCCTAGCTCGATTAACTTAGTAAAGTTAAAATTTAACTTGTCTGCCAATACGGCTTGGTTATCTGTTGTAAAAACCTCTTTAAGATTTAGTTGTACTGGCATTTTTAAATAAATTTCATTTTTGGTTCAATAATTAAACTTAGCTTGCCGGTCGTTTTTAGAGGAACTCTTAACTGAACGGCTAGTCCGTTTTTAATATTTATTTGGACTCCTTCCAGCTTCTTATATCCTAACGCGTAGCGTTCGGTAGCAGTTTTAGTAATTATTTCTAGGCCAGTCGGTTTTCCTTTATCTTCTAGGTACCAAATGTCTAATTGATCAATCGCGTAATTTGGAAGAATATTTTCAATTGCATACTGTTTAACATATGTATTAAAATCGTAAGATCCTAGCATTTCTGGATTTCTTAGGGTTGGGTCAATATTAAAACTCGCAAGAATTTGTGCGTTTAGTCCAAGATCCAAAACCTTTTTTGCAAAAACATTAGTTAAATTTATATCAAGTTGAGCATCTGCTGTATTAACTTTATACAAAATATCAGATTCCCTATTAATATAGTCTGTTGAAATTGAAGGAAATTCTGTAATTTCACTAGCTGTAACTGAGTCTATTTCAATTGAAGTCGGAAGAGATGCAAGTTTTGCCATAAAGTAGGAGTCTTCTGCAATTCGTCTAGTCCCAAACGCTGGAATAGATTCAGTTTTATTGGTATACTCTAAATGGAATCCATAATCCCAGTTTGATGCCAATAGATATAAATCTCCACTTGAGATTGGGGTTTCTCCAATTAACTCAAACATTGGCTTATATTTGTCATTACCCTCAAGTTCCAGAATCTTCTTTTCGGAAACTTTAATATGTTCAAACCCTTTAACCTCAAAGAAGCGGTTTGCAATTGGATTAAATTTACAATTCGCATCCTTAACCACTTCTGCATTTAGCGTAGTATCTGGCATAAATGCAGTAACTTCTCTAAATATTGGAGAATAGGTTGAGCCATGTCTTCTTAAGTAAATCGGATTTTGTAAATATGATTCAGCTGCAGTATATCCAACTAAATTTGATGCTTGCCTTTTACTTGTAGTTTCAGCTTGGGTTAATTGGATATTAATAGGAGAAACTGTTGGAAGTTTTAATTTTTCAACAATAGTTGCTTCCTCTAATTCAATATAAAATTGATTTGTGCTAACTGTGCCATTTGAATAAGTCGTATATGTAATATTAGAGCGACCTCTTTCGATTGATCGCTTAAATTCATTAAAACTTAGTCTCTTAAATAAACCTTTATAATATGATTCACCTCCTAATAAGAATGCAAAATTAATATTTTCCCAATGGCTTGTATCTAATGAAGGAATTGAGGAATCTCTCTTAATAATTTTATCAAAATTAAATGTGGTGGTTCCACCTGAAGTTTGAGAAACTGGTAAACTTGTAAATAGAATTTCGCCTATGCCAGAATCAGAGTTCATGGCTATTCCGTTTGGTAAAATTTCTGAAATACCAGATTGATTATCTAATCTATAGATAACTTGATCAATTATCCTAAGTAATCTCTTATTTGTATCTCCAGTATAAGGTAAAATATTAAATACTGAATTTGTTTCAGATGCTAACAACTGAGCGTTTGGATAAGTATATCCAGTCGAGCCAGTCGAAGTATTTTTTAATTCTAAAACATCAATAACGTTTATTAGAGAAGTATTTACTGGCGCAACTCTATTTTGTATAGCAATCGCATGTTTAATTTCAGATTGATAGAAATTAATTGATGCCGCAGTATTTTTTTGGAAAAATTTAATATTTACAGGAGAAGCAGTTGCTGTAGCATTTTCAGAAAGAGTTATCTTAGGTTTAATTTGATCGTTTACATCAAGAACCGTATTGTCTACTGCAACTATATACGCACCAGCTGGAATACCAGTACCTGTTACGTACACCTTATTTGATGCACTATAATTTGCTCCACTTGGATCTCCATAAGAAGTTACATCTAGATTTATTCCATCTAATAAGTAAATATCTGGGCTGCCTGAAGTTATCTCTGCAACCTGATTTTGCTTAACGATATTTGATAAAATAGATTTACTAATGGTTAAAGTGGTTCCGCTAATTGCAGTAACAGTTGTTCCAAACTGTGACCAACCTGCAATATCAACCTCTGCTCCAATTAAGATTGGAGTGGCTGGAGTTGCACTTAAAACAATGGTTGAAGAACCTGCTTCAACGCTTGCGGTAAGAGGAGTTGGCGTTATTGTACTTCCAATAATGGCTGTTTGATTAACAAATGACGATTTAATACTATTTGAAGTAACTAATCGATCTTTAATAAATGGATATAGACTTAAGCCAGATGGTAAGTATGAATTATTTTCAGTCGTTGTAATACCTTGGCTAGTTCCACCTGGAAGAGTGATTGTATTAAGAGATTGACCTTGTCCGTTTAAACCTAATCCATTTGCGTCAATTGGAAATTCTATGGTAAAGTTTTCAGGATAGGTTTGACCAAATACTTTTGTTGAAGTATTATCCTTAAACGATAGCATACTATTTTTATTAACTTTACTAATTTCATCAACAATTTGGATATCAGTACCCCCGTCTAAAGAAAATATAAAAGGTAACCCATTATAATTAACAAGTGTTGATAAATCAAAGCTATTTACTAAATTTATACTACTAAAACTTTCAGGTAACGTATTATACTTTTTATTTTTTGCATAATACATAAAGGCTAGTGTAATATCAGAAATTGGTTTATTTCCGGCTGGTGTTGAAACAGAGCTTATATTAATTTTATAATCTGAGAATGAATTGTCTATATTATTAAATACATGCTCTTCAGTTGGAGCAAGACCTCCAGTTTTAGTTACAACTAGGCTCTTAGCTGAAGTTACCATACTTGTAACCTTCTTACCTAATCTTAATTCGATTACTAGAGTGATAAATTTAAAATCTCTAGACTCAATGAATTTAAATTGTATTGGGTTTTCTCCTGAATATGGAGTATCTTCAATTACCTTTAAGATTGAGGTAAATCTATAATCATTAAATCTATTTGATTCTCTAACATATTTAAGTGCTCCAGACAATTCTTTTTCTGTAGTATTAGGGACAACGTCTTTAAAAACAAACTTAATTCCTTTAAAAATAGTTTTAGCAAGGCCAGTCAATTTATCCTTTTTAACTTTTGAGAAACGGTATTGCGTTCTAGCACATGGAGTTAAAACCGAGTTATTTAGATAACTAGGAGTAAAAATAAAATAGTCTTCAAAATAACCCTCTTGGGTTACAGCTAAGGTTGGATCAAACGGTGTATCAAAATATAACTTATTTTGTGATGCTGCTGTTATATCATGAATATAGTCGTATAGTGATTCAATATAAAACCACTCATGTGTCATTGAACTTGAATCTGGTTCAGCTTTATTTGGTTCAGGTGAAAAGTTATTTACACCAAATACTGTGTCAGCGTTAAGCCTATATGGATTTGATCTAGAATCAAGAGAACCGTCTGCTCCCCATTTACAAATGTATTTAACTAGGCGATTTTTTCCAGCATTTTCCAATAAAAATCTTTCATAGTTGGAATCGTACTCAGATGATATTTTTCCACTAGTAAATCTATCTCTATAGATATAAGAAGAAGTCTTGGTTGGACTAGATTCCGCATAGTCTGACGTAATTGTAAAAAATCCTTTAAAGTCTAAAATATCTGGATTGTTCTCGGCAAGTTCTACATCATAAGTTGGAGTATTTACAGAAAGAGCCGGAATAACAAATGGATCGCCAGTTATTTTTGAAAAACTAACAATGGTTGGAGTACTAGTTTTTTCAATTAGGTCTCCATCTTGGTATGTAGTTGATCCAATTTTAATATCTCCATTTAATACTCTATACGCAGATTTTCCTAAATTAATCATATTTACACCTTCTGGTATAAAGGAAGATTTCCAAACATCACTTAGTTGAATGGATGCATATTGGCTATCAATGTGATCAAAATCAAAGTCTTTAATTGGTATAATTGATAGAGCGCTTACACTAGGTTTAAACTTCTTTTTAAATTGGACTAGGCCAAACTTTAATAGGGCTTCTGTTCCAGCTTCAGTTAGAATGTTTATATTATTATCGTAATAATTAACCGCAAATATTTTATCAACTTCAGTAGTAAAGGTGTTTTCACTAATATAGTCAATGCTCTTTATAATGTTTTCAATTTCAACCCATCCAGATGGAGATTGAACTAAAATATCTGCCTTATTTGCATGCAATTTATCAAAATACTGGCCATCTACTGAAATATGTGAGGCTAGGGCTGAGCCTGGCTCAAAGTTTACAACTGGGCAGCCTATAACAATTGTTTGATCAAGATTACCTATACCAAAGGTTAGCGTTTTAATACCGGCGTCTGCAATTAGCGAACCCAACATGTAATTAGTTTGGTTAATACTAGGAACAGACTCTCCATAAACAATATAATCACTACTAGTTAAGTCAATAGCTGTACTACTAGCAGATCCTAATAAGTCGGCTGCGGTTTTTCTAAATTCTGGAGAATCTGATATTGAAACTTTGGGTTCATCTGTAGATGGAATATATTGAGCAGCATATTCTAATGAAACGTTACCTTCACTGTTTACAACAATAAAAATTCTATTTTCATGTGAGTAGGCTTTAAATCCACTGTTTTGGATAGCATTAATTGCTAAAGTTAAAGATTCTGCAATTTGATGTAAATTAGTCTCTAGGTCCTCTTGTGGAACTACATCAACACTATAGAAAAATTGGTCTGGTCCAAACTCATTATAGACGGCAAGCGCATCTAAAACTGGAGAACCTCCATATGAGAATCCTGCAACTGCGCTAATCGTTTCATACCTTTTAGAATTTTGGTTTGTTGCTTTTCCATTAGGATAGTATATTCTAATTTGATCTAAGTGGTTTGGTATGTCATTTAGTGTAATTTCAATAAATGATCGGATTCCGCCCTTAGTATAGTCGGCGGAGTCTTCCATAAAAGTTTCAGTTGGTCCGTGTAATAGAGATAAATCAATTGACTTGCTTGTAATCTTTAGTTTAGAGTTTGCAACGTCTACTTGGGAAATCTTATGTAAATTTCCAGACTTATCTTCAATTGAAAGAATACCTGCGCCGCCTAATTCAGTTAATGCAGTCGAAACAGATTGTGGAATTGCATGAAATTTTAAGTCTAATCCATTTGAATTAGTTTGAGTAAATGGAGTTTGAGCATATTCATATGAATTAGGATTAGTTAGAGTTGGTGTATTTAAACCTAACGCAGCGTGGTCACTTAAATCGAAATCCAATTCGGCTAAGTCTACTGTATTACAATAAATTCCAAAGTATCTATTAAATTCAAAATCATCTGATGAATCATCAAATAAAAATTCTAAGTTTAGAATATATGGGTAAATAATAGAGTTTCTTTCATAACCAAGTGTTACATATTCTTCGAAATCTGTTATAGTCTTTCCGCCGATAATTAATTCCTGTAGATTTTCAAACTTTTCGGTAAAACATCCTGCTTTATAAGCAATACCAGAATACGAAGAAAGTAGACCTCTATTAAAAGGAAAATTTAAAGTATTCTCTGGAAAAAGAGGATTACTTTGCATTTTTTTAATGTACTTTCCTATATGTGAATCTACGCCAAGATCAAAGGTTTTAATAATTTGAGCATTATTTAATAGACTTGCAAGGTGAGTTGGTTTATCGTATGGGTAGTTGGCTTTAGTTTCGGAAATTGGCAAATTACTTGCACCAGGTATTTTAAATATTACAAATTTCTCTGGAATTTCTTTATTTAAATAAATTGGAGCAAAGTACTTAAATTTTTCAGCATAACTTTTAGAAATACAATATCTTGCGCCAGAAAAATATTCAGAAAAATCATATTGGTCTGCAAAATTAGCAGAAGTTGAATTTAATGAAACATTGGTTTTTACATCAAACACAATAGACTCTGGTGTATTACCATTGCTAAAAAATCTATACAAGTTAGAATCATGCTGCGAAGTTGGATCAATTGGATATGCTTTATACTTATCTTTAGCTAATTCTGTATTTGCATCAATTGATTCAAAAAATAAGTTTTGGCCAGAATCTATTACTAGCTTAACATTTCCAGTAAGCTTAGGGTTTGTTCTGACCAATCCAAATGATGTGTCAAAGGGTGTAATCTTTTTATAAGATAATGCCACGTGATTCTACTTAATTTTTATATTACATAAAATTAGTGATCGAAGAATTCATGGATAAATTAAATGCTGAGTTTTTAAGAATATCAGTTAAGTCTGATATGTAAACTCCGCCGCCACCGCCTCCGCCAGCTGAAACTGGTGTAAATATAGTTGGCGATGTAATAATTGTATCACGCTGATGCTTACCACTAACTTGAATATCAAATTCAAACAATCCACTCTTTGTGTAAATGTCTAATCCGATAATTTTTGTATATGTAATGTTGGTTAATTTTTGACCGGTTGACCAGCCTCCAATTTCACCGATTTTATCAGTTGTTCTAAATTGAAAAACTACAGGTACTGTTATCGATGCAGCCGATCCAGCCATAACTGTACGTTTAGAAGATCTAGCGTTTGAACCATCTACTGAAATTGATGCATAAGATTGTGGCATCATAAATAAGTACGCGCCACATGTCTTTTTACCGATTAGGTAATCATCACCTGTACCAAATCCCAATTTAATTGGAAAAGTATCTAGTGCAGTGTATAGTGCTCCACCATATGCAGATGGAGAAACTGGTGTAACTCTTTCTGCTTGAGCGTAATATGGTACTCCAAATTCATTTGTTCCGGCTTCAGCACTTGTATTAAAGTGAATTGCTTGAGAAAAAGGCAAATATTTTTGAGCAGTACTTGTTATAGTATTATTAGAGAATTCATAAACAGAATTTGTAGTTAATCCTAAGAAAATATTGTTAATTGTTGTAGTTGAAATAGGAGAAGAAACTGTACCTAGCACTGAAAAATATGGATGGTCTTTGTGAATACAAAACTCAGTAAGGGTTCCATTTCCTTGACCTGCTCCATTTACAACAGTTCCATTCCAAACCTCAGCCGTACTTCCACCAAGTGGAATGGTTGGTAGATAGTGTCCTCCCATATAATTAGGTTTTCCAGAAACTGCATTTGTTGATTGACTAAATGTATAGTTTTGGTTTGTAAAATATGAAGATGGATTAGTATTTGATCCAAATGCTGAAGAGTCAATTAAATCTCCATAATATAATTTCTTTCCATTATCTGCACTATAATATCTAGCGTATACATATTGGCTTTTTACTTGAGAAGATTGATAACCAGTTCTTTGCGTAAATGCAGCAAAACTTGCGCTGGAAACTCCATTTAAGTTTATTGGAGCTTTATCATATCTTAAGTATGCATTATATTGAGTATCTGTGTTTGCACCTGGAAAAGAAGTTGGAGCCGCCACACCAATTCCTCCGCCTAGAGTTGAAATTAATTCTAGTGGGGTTTGTGAAGCATTTCTGATCTTTACTTGATATTCCTTTGATACAATCTTTCCTTTATCTAGAGCACCGTCTGATAATTTAGCAGAGTCTACATAATAACCAGCAA